GGTTTTGCTAAATAGCTGAACAGCCAAGTCCAGTCCTCCAAGAATTGCTGCTGGTCCAAGTTTAAGTGCTTGATCTCTACGCTGTGCCTTTCTTCGCTCTGCAATAAGGGCTTCCTTATTGTCTTGTCTGTTGCCTATCCTTGCAATTTTCTGTTTTTGCTCGAGAGTAAGTGGTTCTTCTTTTGGAACTAACTGTGCCACCGAAGGTGTTATGTACTCTGGAGGTGGCTTTCCAATAGGAGAATCTTCTTCTCTTGTTGACAACAAAGGATTAATAGGAGACTCTCTTATTTTTGTTTGGTGGGTCAATAAGTTTTCTAAAACTTTAGAGTATGTGTCATCTGCATCAGTAGGGGAAAATGTCTTCTCTACTGTGGTACTTCCGGACCCTGGAATTGTAGTTATTGTGCCATCATCATTAACTTTAAACTTGTTTCCTGCGTCATCTTGTACAATGCCATCAGCACTGTAAGCAAGCAATTGCTTCCACTTGTCTTCGCCTGTTGGCAAAGGAGCTGTCCCAATGGGTTCGCGTTCGCCATAACCATCTGTGTATCCCTCAACAGGAACTATCCCAATAGGAGTTGGCCGAAGGCTTCCTCCTCTCAAAGCGCGAGAGGTTGTTGGTATTGTATATTCACTCATCGTTACGCCACTCCATATCCGTACATTTTATTCATTGCTGCATCATACTGAGACACGCCGCCGCCTCCCATCATAGATACAATGTCGCTATCAGTTTCTACAATTGGTGCTAAGTCAGGACCTCTCTTCCCTCCTTCTTTCGCTCTTTTGGAAGCTCGTAATGCGTCCTTCTGAGCTTGCTTGGCTAGCTTCTCTTTGTCTTTACTCAACCGGAAAGTACTTTGTAATTCCTTGAACTCGGCAACATCTTGCCTTTGTTGGCCAAGCATACCACCAACCAATCCTATTGCACCACCAACAAATGCTCCTACTGCGCCAAAACCAGTGCCTTTGGTCATTTGATAACCTTGAGCAGCCCCTTGAGCAGCCCCTCTAGCTCCAGCCAAAAGGGTGGTTTTCTCATCTACTGTATCCTGCAATGTAGGAGCATCCTTGTCTAGATATCCTGCTGACTTAGCACTGTCGTATCTCTCTTGGGCTTTTTTGTTGTCATATGATGTAAATGCCATCTTTCACCTACCTGTAAATTACTTCAATGTGCATATTGCGTTCACGAACCATTACTTGATAAAAATTATACGGACCTGGACCTGGAGATGAAGGTACATCTGGTTCAGCCTTAACCCGAACACTAACATTATTCATACCTCGATTCAATGTAATCATAGCCGATATAGAATGGTTCTTGAAAGCAAAACCATCAAAATTCCAATATAGGTATCGTTCTGTCCCAGTTACTTTTGTATCGTTTACATATAAGGCAAACGTAGCTGCCAAAACATCATTGTGTTCTACCTTGTCACGAGTTGGACTCGTCATTCCTGAACCTCCTGACAAAGTAGAATTTCTGTTTGCTCCTACCGCTTCTTTTTCCAAACAAAAGAAACACGAGTTCACGATAGCTACACAAGTCCCGCCTTCATCTTGGTTGAGGTCTGCATATATGGTTGCGCTCAGACCAGGGATCGGAACATAGCCTTGTGAAATGTCATTTGTAATAACAAACGTATACAGATTGTTACTAACCTGTCTGGTGTGCAAATCACTGCTTACAAGCAATGTTCTTGGCGAAGGAGCACCATAGAACTCTGGACGAACAATCTTGCGCTCCTTGCACCATTTTGAGCTTGTATCAAAGTCTGTAGAATCAATACCACCATTGATAAAGTCTTCTAGTTTCTGGAATATGGAATTGACCGCACTAGCTGTCAACGTTCCCGCTGTTAATGTTGGTATTGAAATAGGCATTATCTTCTAATCACTCTGGCTAACATTTGCACTGACTCGACTATAGCAAAAGCATTGGATGCAGTTCCATTCGCTTCTATAACTTTTCCCTGTAACGCGACAGCAACATTGTGAGTACCTAAGTTGAAATCTGATGGAAGAATGGCTGCAACAATTGTACAGCTATAACGAGTCCGAGCGTGATGTTGTGAACCTGTTGTACCCATTGCTATAAAATTATTAAACCTTCTTTCTGTGCCCGGAACGTAATTTAATACAACCCCTGCACCTACATCATCCCACAACAACCGGAAATGAACTTCTTGTCCGCCTCTATTGTGTGTTGCTATGCTGGAGGTCGTTACGTTTGTTCTGAAACTAAACGAACAATTAACCAGTATCCACTCGTTATCCTCGCAGGTTATTGCAGCTGTTCGTCCCACCATTATTGGATGACCCGACGTGTCATTCTGAACAGTGGTAAATAGGTTACTGGTAATTGTGTGATCTGTATCCGAAGAATACAAATACACACCCTCTGTTTTAGCAACTTTCTGAACAGAACTAGAGCCTAAGTTTCTTCTGTCGATTCCCTCGTCCCGAATGTTATCAGCATTGATTGTGGTTGGGACAGCATTTACCTCGTTGATAAATGTATTCAATGTATCAACCGTTATCTCATCACCAATCTTTATCGATGGTATTGTAATAAAAGCCATTGCTACCTCTTCTTTGCCTGAACAACAAGATTACGTTCTCTTATCCTGTAATAAAAAGCTTCGCTCTCTTCTATCTTACCTAAATTGTTTCTAAATATCTTTGCCTCTACAGATACCTTTATTTGGCCTGCAACTGCCTGTAAAGCACCAGTCATATAAGTGCTTTGTGCCTGACGCATAAAAGGGTAGCTGAAGGTCTTACAAACATCTTCTCCTTGGATACGTAGACGAAAGTCTGCAAAGTGCTCCTGAACCTCATCATAGTGGTGCATATTAAAAAAGAAGTTTCCCCAGTTGGTGCTTATTGTTGTCCCACCTAAGTACCCATCTAATTTAGAAGAGTCGTCAAGATGCCAAGTAAAATAACAACCAAAATGAGCCACCACTACACAGTCAACAGGCACGTCCAAAGTAATCGACATCACCTCAACAAACTGAACACCCTTGTCTTTCATATCAAAATGAGCAGAAGATGCATCTGTTTCAATAGCATTAAAGGTTTCGTATTCTATTACCTCAGGCTCAATGCCCTTCTCTGGAAGATTTTCTCTGTCCAAGTTTCCGTTTATCTCGTGAGCCAACGTTTGCATATTTTGTCGAATCCTGGTTGGCTCTACAACCTCACCAGTTCTAACCTCAAATTTTTTGTACTTGAATCCCATTATCTCGTCAGACTCCCACCAAACTTATCTGTCAGATTGATAACATCTCTACTGCCACCAATACGTCCTTCCAAGTTATATGATACAATCTCCATCTCATCAGAGCAAGTAAATCTCAATTTCAGCTCGTTGATTGGCCCTTTTTGCATTGTGGAAAAGTCCATACGAACAATTACTGGGCGGTGCTCTTTGTAAACTACACCTGCGTTTGTAGATACACTTCCATACAAAGGAAAGAGATTGTCTTCCAACGCTCTCTTCTGTGTACCACTTGCTGTGGTAGCTACGGTAGCTGGCTCTCTGTTTGTAAACACAGACAGGTTCAATGTGTTTCCATAGCCAACAACTCTGGCCTGTACTCTAGCAGGGGAGAAATTCTCGTACACGGAATTGAAAGGTATGTTGACTGTCTCATATACAGACTCAACAGTTCCCAACTCCCCTTTTTGATTGGTGCTACCATAGATATAAATCCCCCTAGCACCAGTCGAGAAATCAGCACTTGGGCCTACAGACAATAAATACCCCCTGTGGTCTTGCACCTCAATCATACCAGCTGTTTCCATTTTATCGTAAATAGACCAAGCCCCAATCTCGTACGAGAATTTCAAAATTGTATCAGGTACTCTTTTGTCATCGAGACAAACTGAAAGCCAATACTCTCGATCTCGATGATACACTACAGAGCGAAACCGCTCCGCAAACTCAAAGTTTACTCTGTTAAAAATGTCTCTGAGGCCCTGACTAAGCTTTACAAATTTTGTTTGAGAAGACGACGCGGCCAATGTTCCATCCAGAACATAAACACCATCGTGAGCCAAAAACACTAGCCCCACACCAGGGACTTCTTTAATGGTGGCTGCTGAGATACAACCTATGTCTGTTGTTAGTGTTTGACCGAAAAATCCACTTACAGGATCTCCCTTGATTAAATAAATACCACGTTGCTTAAACACAACCAAAGAATCACGTGTCGGATACAAACCTGTTATCAAAGAGGTTTGCTTGTCACTAAAGCTAAAAACATTATCCGGAGGAAACACCTCTGGATTTAATGGTCTGCTATATCTGATATCAGATGTCATATCGTCAGCAACAAACATTGTATTTTTAAATACAGCAATATGTGTTGAGTTTTTTGGGAACTCTCCAAAATCACTAGGCAAAGACAACGAGCCTACATCAAAGTCAGATGCTCCATCAACATATATGGTGGTCACGTTGTCCTGTATTTCATCAACAAAGTAAAACTCTTTTCCAAATAAGTTTTCCTTGGGGAGAGTTACAACACTTGAACCCTCAATGAAATTAATCATATTCAGTGTTCTGTAAATACGTCGAGCCACTGTTCCTATTGGTCCTGTTGGAATGTTTACAGCTACAAACTGCCGATACTCTCCTGCTGTCTGCCCTGACTCTCCTGTTACTGTTGTATCAAATGAAATCTTTGTAGACTCTGGTGACATCTGACTTTCTTGACCGCGTTCATTAACAAAAGTAACCACATATTTGAAAGCGTTGTCCGAGTTTTCATAGCCAACTCCAGAAACAAACGTCTCGCGTATTTCGGTTTTCTCTGTAACATATGCCGTTGGGCTATTTGGTTTTCCAGTAAATCCAGCCCGTGTACACTTCTTGCCATCAAATACCAAAGGAGCATCTTGGCCATTGACCATATACAGGTTAGAGCCGTACATAGCAAAATCTGTGTGGCTCACTTCTTCGCTTTGGGTTGCCTTTCTGAACTTGGTTGTACCATCAAAAGCATTGCCATCTGCATATTGTATTATTGTGCGTGGATTGCTCGGTGCTTTTGACCCGTTGAAATGTAGTATTCGGCCTGCTCGGTCTTCGTAGATTATCCACTGCAAAGAATTTCCGTGCTGACAAAACCAGTAGATAGAATTGGGCACAGACTCACTGTCGTAAATGTTGACCGTGTTACCAGTTGGGATGGTTACCGTTTCTTCTCCAACCACAGAGGTGGTTGTCTCTTCATAATCAGATACAATCCGCCTGTATCCTTGGCTCGTTCTCCAAGAATCTTGATCGCTCCAAGTCATATTCTCGATGGTAAAAGCTTGGTTCGGTCTAGTATCCCAACGCTGATCCATTCCCCGAAGAGGAGATACAATAAATTTAGCTGTTTTTATGCTCATGAGATTGTCGGTGTTCCATATCTGTTTATATTACGACTGCTTTTATCAAACCTTCCAAAACGTTTCTTCTCAACATCTCGAGCTAGATAGCGTCGTCTCATTTGCATCTTAAGCTGTTCTGCTCTTCTTTCAAACAATTGAGACTGAACGGTGTCTTGCATCTGTAAAAACATATCCTGAAGAGTTAAATACACCAACACCATATGATACTGGCGTGGTAATACTGGAGCATCGTTGTCAGCTACCAAGTCTTTTGGTCTACAATGATATCGCAGATGAATGTTCCTGTCATCAGCTGGAGTGTAGTAGAATCTTATGTATTGTCTCGGACCAGGATCTGTCCAACGCAAAACATCTGTAGAACTGCTGAACCGAAACAAAGCAGTATTCTTATACTGAAAAGTTGCTTTGGGGTGTAGCTGCTCATCATCAAACACTTTGGTTATGCTGTCTACTGTACCAACCAGCATCCACTTTCCATCGTTGGTTACATCTCGACGATAAATGAGCTTATCCATTCCACTGTCAATTGGTTTTACTGATGAAGCCGTTGCATAAAAACCTGTGTCATCCATATTGGCTAGCTGAACAAAAGAATTTGCCCCGGTTGGAATTGTAACTTGAACAGGTAGAGATGGAGGAGATTCACGTCCTTCTCTGTATATGGTGTACATATACTCGTACGTTACACCCTGCTCTAGCATATTGTTTGTGGCACTACTTAGCGTTGCTGTTGTAGCTGTTGGCTTCAGAAGTGGTGGGTCATCAATGATATGCTCATCTTCAACAACAATACTAGGCTCTCCAGTGTTGTCTGCATCCAAGTAAGCATACTCTTCACGGCTTCTACTGATGAAGTTTAGCTTACCACGGTCGTCGTCTCGATCAATGTAACAGAGAACTTCTACACAATCTTCCGGCAGAACAAAACGTTGGAAGGTTATCTTCCAATTATATACAGATGAGCCATCCGCAGTTCCATCCCAGTCGTCACTGATATAAAATGTTCTTGGGTCTTCTACTCGGATTATGCGAAACTCTGTACCTGTAGTTGTGTTGGTTAACGTCTGCCCTTCCATTTCTATGGTTGCATTAAAGGCAACAGTTGTCGTAACTTTCCTGGCATTTGTGGCACTGGTAACTTGTATACCTATGCTGTCTGTTGAAGAACCATCTACTTGTTTCCTCAGCGTAATCTCTCTTTCTTTCTGCAGAAAAAGCCAATGAGCTGAGTCACACAACTCTTGGTATCGATCGTTCATCCGCCTCACAACAGAATCTCTGTACTGCTGCAAGTCCGGTGAATAATCCATCTGATCAAATATGCGTTGTCTTATCTCAGATACATTCATCGGGAACTCCAATTAAAAAAGGGGATGGCAAGCCACCCCCTCCATTTTCACATTACTATGGACTAGAACAGATTATAGTTGTAATGGATTCAATAGTATAGCTTGTGCAGAAGTTCCTGACGTAGTAGATGTACCATTGTTTGCATCAGTATCGTCTGTTTCCAGAGCAATACAGACAATAGTACCAGCGTCATTTTCGCCAGCGGAAACCCCAGGCTCAACAGCACCAGCATCAGAAGAGATTGTACACTTATCTCCAATAGCAACATTACCATCGGTAGCAACATAAGCAATACCTTCAACTTGAACACTTACCGCTTGCCACTGTCCTACTTTAATTGTGACTTCTTCAGCTAAGACCCCACAAGTAAAAGCATCGTGACTTGTGCTATCCATATCAGCAAGAACACAAGCATTACCTAGACCCCAGTATGTTGCAGCATTGGTAGCAACGCCATTAACAGTAATCTGATATCCAGAACCAGTATTGGTTTCAATAGCAACCCAGTCACCTTTTTTGTGAGTGGTTTCAGCTCCGCCATCATCAACATACAAGAAAAGCCTAGCAAACTTTCTTCTTTGTTCAAAGTTTGCGGTTTCCCCACCAGAACCATCTTTACGTGTTCCTATTCCATCAATTTTTGATACACTCATTTTCTTATTCTCCTAAGATATACGATTAAAAGGTTTCAGCGTCGCCGATTACAGCAGAACTTGCGAATGATTCTGCCCAGAGTTGACCTCTAACAAGAACCTCAGATACGCGTACTTGGTAACCGTTTGATACTGGTGCAAAATCTGACATTGAGAAGTATCCATCACGGATAACTTTGGACCAACAGAAGTAGATTGCATTCAAGTCAATCAATACCATACTGTGTCGGATACCAGAAGTTGAGTAATCACCAAGGTGAGTACTAACGTGAGCGGGAACACCACTGATAAGTAGGTTCATATTTGCTCCATCTAGAGTATCGTTTCCATCCATAACCATATATCTTTCATTTGCTTGAATAGTGCGCTTGTAGTTCTCAAGAGCTTTTTCAGAGCAGATAATGGTAAGTCCATTCATATCATCAAGAGCACGAGCTTTGGCTTTGATAATTGTTCGGTAAATCCCAGTCAACCCAGAAGTGTTGAAACTAGAACCAACGTCAAAGAATTGATTGTTTGCACCTGGTAGAGCAGCATAAGTAGCTTTACTGAAACCACCGATAACATTGTTTTGTGAACCAGGAGCAACAGCCTCAAGGAAACCATCAGCAATGTCAGTTCCTTGCAACGAGTGGAAATCATCATACTGAGATACACCACCAACAAGCATATGCTTTTCGAAATCACGCTTGGCTTTTGACATTACAGATTTCGCACGGCGAGAAGCCAGTTCGATTGTCTGAAGGTCACCACCATTCAGGTCTTCTTCTACAGCACTGATACCAATAGGATAGCTAACTTCTGCTGGAGTTAGTACCATTGGAGTCAACACTCCGGAAAAACTAAGGTTCATTTGTTCGTAACCTGTCTGTCGTTTCGTTGGACTAGAGTGATTTCCAGTCTGGAAACTTCCTACCCACTTGTGACCACTACCCTTCGAAGGTTGTCCTTCTCCGTGAACACGAGCGTGTTCGGCCAAAAATGGAGTAACGACGTGACGAAGGTCGCGAGCTTCTTTGGCCGCCTCAATTGAGGTTGCGCTTAAGAGTTCATTATCAACGGTTAAAGTTGTAGTCGCCATTTTCTTGCTCCTGCTAAAGTTTATCTACGAGTTTTCTGTTGCGTTCGTAATTTCTGAAGCGCAGCAGGGTTGTCTCGTAAATATAATATACGAGCCGTATTGCCTCTGCTCCCCTTGTAACCTTTTTCCATTACCCATTTTGGCACAGGGTCACCACCATCATTACTAGAAGATACAGTACTCCGAGCAACTTGACGTGCACTTTTTGAGCGTTTTAACCGATCTTTTGCTGTTTGCTTCTCCTGTTCAGCTAACATTCTGTTGCGCTCAACTAAAGCATAGGCGTCTTCCAAAGAAACTGCTGCTCCTGAATCTCGACGAGATTGCATCAAGTCTCGAACCTCAGTTTTAAATGCCTTCTCTTGCATCATTGGATGGCCAGCAACAAAGTCTTGGTACTTTGCCATCTGTTGAGCACGAGTTGCACTTTCCTGGATTGGCTTCTGGAACTCTCGCATTGCTTCAGCTACACCCTTTCGTATTCGCTGCTCAATACCTTCTTGACTCAGAGGATCTTTCATTTCCTCTTCTGGAGTATCTGCGTTCTTCAAAAACTCTTGAAACTTAGGATCTAATAAAACCTGATTCAACTGAGCACGATTCCGAATAACTACTCGGTTCTGTTCCTTCAGTTCCTCAAACTTTTTGTCTAGTTCAGCATCTCGAGCCTTCTGGTTCTCTTCTACCTGACGAACTCTTTGTCGCTCTGCAGCTACCAAATGCTTGAACAAACCTTTTACAGAATCTGGTAGGTTCTGCACACTTTTTGGGTCAAGGTTGTCCAATAAAGCGTCACTGGGTTGCTCTGGGATCTCTCCCAAAGCATCCAGTAATGCCTCTAACCGAGCAGGATCAGTCTCAACAACAGGCTCTTCTGTTGTCCCAACTGGTGCTTCAGTCTCTACGACAGGGGTTTCGGCTGTCTCTACGACAGGGGTTTCTGGGGTTTCAGCTACTACCTCTTCTGAGGTGGCAGGGATTTCGACTTCGTTCATTTTTACCTCTACATCATATTCATAATTTCTTCGTCTTCAGGAGACACATCATCAGGCATTCTTCCAGTCTCCATTTCGGCTTCAGACATTGCTGCTTCGTCCTCTTCTGGAGCTTCCTCTGGTCCTGCTTTCAATGCTTCCATCAGCTTTTTGTCTTTACCCATTCGCTTGAAGTTTGCAGCACCTTTAGCAAGGGCCGTATCAGATATCAAGTCTTCTGGGTTCATCACATACTTTTCATATCCACCAAGTTGGGAAATGAATCCCATAATAACAGCAAAAGGAACATAGACCTCAGCAGGTAGAGGAGCATCTAGTTTCTTCTCCCCCTCTGGTGGATTATATTCTGCAGCCTGCATAGACTCATCTACACTTCCAACAAAAGAGTTCATAGCATCTGCAAACTTATCGATAGCTTTATATGTATAAGGCTTCTCTGGTTGAGGTGCTGTAGCAGCAATTTGTTCAATCTGCGCTCTCTGTTCTTCTTCTTGAGCCATCATAACATCTTCAGGACTCGCTTGTCCCTCTGGTGGCATACCTTGCTCTTGTTGCATCATTTCTTCTTGTTCTGGATTCATTTACTTGTCCTCATTAAATGGGTCTACACCGGGTGCATTTTGTTGCCGATGCTTAAATTCGGGTTTCCACCCTTGATCTTTTAACTTTCTGTATTCAGCATAAGCCGGATGGTTATCCATTTTATCCTGTATATCTTCTACAATTTTATCTTCTTCTTGGTGCTTCTGCTGTAAATTACTCATTTCACCTGAGTAATCTATATCACCATCAATAGGCACTACGCCTCTCTCTTTTGCTTTGCTTAGTCGGTCTTTCTTGGATGTTACCATACATCCTAACCCGCGATCAAAATATGGAAATCTCTCACTGAACCTGTCTATGTTAGGAACAGAGAGAAGTATGTCGAAATCGAGGGAGTCACACCTTTCACAAGGGTCAAAAGTATCCATCAATAATTCGTCACCCTTAATGAACCCGTAGGTCTTTCCTTCGTATCCGCATCTGTTGCATCTATAATGTCTGCTCGTTAAAAATTCACTCACCCTGTCCTCCCGATACAGCCTCTAACAACATCTGTACAGCCTGTGATTGCTGATCAGGTGGTAGCTGCTTTGCTCTCTCTATTAATTGTTGTGCCTCTGGATTGTCTGCAAAAATCTGAGACAACGCCTCTAATGCTTGATCAGGAGGCATTTGACTTATCTGTTGCACAACCTGTTCTATATCAGCCTGACCCTGAGCTGGCGGAGCAGCCTCTGGCGGAGCGGCTGCTTGTTGTACTCCTGGTTGCTCGGGTTGCTCGGGTTGCTCTTCCTGACCCTGAGCAACCTGTCCCTTAATGTAATCATACGAAAGGTTGTTGGGGAACTCGAATTGCTCGTGGATGGTTTTATACATCTCAACTGCCAGTACTGACATTGTGCCCTGTGCTTCTTGCGCAACTTGTAAAAGCGACAGCATCCGGTCGGATAATTGCAAGATGTTATTCCGCATCTCCATCTGAGACAATGGAGAACGACCAGCTTCTGAAAATCCAATCTCAAAGTCACTGTCTATATCCTCCGGTAAAATTTCAACTAACTCACCTTCATTGTCAAGAAGCATCAATTTCATTTCAGTTCGCTTCTTCTCAGACTCTTCTCGACCAGGTTCTACTTCTGAAGCAAGGTCTATAATAGATGAATCATCTTCATCTAAGTCCTCATCTTCATCACCAATCTCTTTTATTTTTTCAGGCTTGTCGTGTGTCCAACCTTGCTCTCCAAGGGCTATGTGCTCCTCTTCAGTTTCGGCTTTTCTCTCTTCACCTGTCTCTGGATTGTACATCATATGAGGCTTGAAGTCTTCTTCCTCTATACCCTGGTCTTCTCTCTTCTCTTGTAATTCTTCATTATCTAATTCAAAACCATCTTCATCTAGATCTTGCTCTGCTCCTTCAGAGTCTCCAACGTCATACAAGGACGCTGTATACGCAGCCAAACACCTCTTGACTATATTCACTAAAAACAAGTCTCGTTGCTCTGCGTGTCGACCAAACTCACTCTGAGTATGCCCCTCAATTGCCATTACTTCACTGGCTGTAGCTTTGGTAACTTGACCTAACGCTGCTGGAGATATCGTTGTTCCACGGTCAAAATCACTTTCCGCCATATTCATAGAGTTCAATATGTTGGAAGATGTCGGACCGTGAAGTATAGGTACAACTACATTCCCAAGGTTTCCTGCATACTGCTCGTCTACTTCAATAATTGAGCCATCTTCACCTGATCGGAGATCGTTCATTGCATCGGCATCTAATGCACCCTTCGGAGTTACATAAACACGGGCATCCCTTCTGGCTGACTGAGCCAGGTAAGATCGCATTGTATTCAGCTCCTTCTGCTGTGGTAAAAGCTGTTCTGCATATGCTATCCCTCTGTAAGGATACTCAGGCTCGTGTTCAAATATAAGAGGAGTAATATGCGGAAGAGGCTTACCATTTCCATCTACCAATGGTAACGGCCCCATAAATACAGGTAGTAAATCTCCATCGTATCCATCTACTACATATATCTCGAGTCGTCCCTTGTACTTCGTACCATCTATATCATAAAAGTCATCTGTTAAGTTACAGAACTCTAATACCCTGACAAACGCCGACGAGTCATCTGTAGCAACTCCATCCTTAATACTCGCTCTCTTCGAAGTTGCCATATAATTGCCAAGATAATCATCGCGAGAAGTCCCTCCCACGTCCTCATCAAGACCATATTTGTCGATGACCTCTTGCCTAGGCTGGTAGCTAACGTGACCAACAAAACGAGCATCATCCCAGTCGTGAATGTCGCTATCCAAAACCATTTCCCAATAAGGGAACACACGCATCCAAACACGATTTAACCCCTCCTCTACGGGGTCGTAGCCTACTTTTGCTCCTGCCCCCTTATATAATAGTGCTTGACGAGAGGCAGCTAACACACGCTCCCTCATAACTGGTTGATTGAGCCAATCATTTACAAGCATCTCTGCCTTTTTTGTATCCCCTCTTGTATAAGGAGACTGCCCAACAACTACTTTTATTCGACGTGGATACAGGTTAGACAAGTATCCTGCCAATGCTGGCTTCAATCTGTTTACTTCTATTTGGTCTAGTCTACCCATTTCATAGGCTGCATTTAGGTCCTCTTGGCCCTCGATGTAACGCCAGAACCTTGTTGTATAGCTAGCTTTTGCTAAGGCCATATAAGGCTGCTCATCGTCCATTCTTGAATCGTGCGCTCTTAGATGCTCCATTACCACCTTCGGAGGCAAGACATCATCCTTGAAATCGTATCCTTTTACTTGATCTATATTCATCGTATCCTCATTTTTATTCGGTCCATAGGATTCCTCTTCTCATATCGAAGACGAGGCTGTCGCTTTTCTTTACCACTAAACCCTGGTAGGCGTCTACAAGCCCACACCGCCAATACAAAAGCATCAGCGTGGTCATCGTGATAACCATCCTGCCCCTCTATTCTACCTCTCTCTTCCCGAACGTGCATTAATTCTTGAATTGTTTGGTGGTCATTTAGTTCCAACCCATCGCTGTTCACCATCTGTCGGGCAAAAGAATAAGCGAGCTCTTTGTTCCCTTTGTGGGTTACCCAATCTTTACCCTTTCCATCCTTCCAAACAGGCGTCGATTCTCGATACATTGCCTTGATAACTACTCTTCCCGCTCCACCTGTATTCGCCTCACACAAAACTCTCGCCCTATTGTAATACCTAGACAAGTTGTTCAACTCTTCCGCAAACCTCGCTTCACCACCCTGATTGCAAGCAAACACTGCACACTGCTCACCATACTCATTGATTACACAACATACTGCATAATCTCCACCTGTACACCAACTCGGATCACAACCAATAACATACTCTACACCAAGTTCAGGCTCTCTATATATCCTCAGTTCACTGTTCTCACTCGGAGGAAGCTCCTGTAATCGATTGTTTAAATAGTCAGAATCAAACCAACACCCTTCCAGAACAAGGAAACCATCTTCTATCGTTAAAGGAAACTCCCGACGAAACTTGCGCTCGCCCATCCCCTCTACACCATAAATCATCTCGTGACGCCAATACAACTGTTCCCAGTCCAAACCAAACTTCTGTCCCAACTGATGTTCTTCCTCATCAGGCTCCCAGGCTTTTGGAGGTGTCAATCTGTACGTCCTATGGTCACTCCAACGACTAAACAAAAACTTGATACTCTTGTTCCCTGTTCTCTCCGCTTCCTGAGCAATCAACACCCTCTCGTGATAAAAATTTCCTGGTCCGTTCGGTGTAGATACAATGATTATTTTGCTGTCTGCTCCACCGTGCAACGTCGATCGAATACCTGACCATACCTCTTCTGGATGAGGCCAGAACGCCAACTCTTCAGCTATAAACCTTTGGTATGTCCAACCACGACCGTGTGTATCTCCACGTGCTGTCATATGATCGATCAACGCATCAGTCCTCTCACTCATCAAAGTCTTGTCATTCTGATTTAACTTGAACGGATTGGCCTGCTTTAACTGCTTCGGCAAATGATGGTAATACGTACAAAACTTCTTGAAAATACTCTTCGTCGTTTTGTTATGGTCAGCTACACATATCGTCCGCAATGGCTTCTGAGATGTAAACGTTGCCCAGAATGTATGTGCACAGTTCGCTGTTGTAATACCTATCTGACGAGGCTTTAATACAACTACGGTCTTTATCTCTGGATCATCAAGAGCCTGTATTAAAGCTACCTGCTCTGTGAATGGCTTTGTGAAATAAGACAAATTTGCATCCGCATCCTCAAAGCGTAGCCTTGGGATAAACTGCTTGGAGTCTGCAAAGATATCGCTTAGTTCCACTCTTGTGTCCAACCATTGTTTTCTTCTGGACTTGCAAACCATTCGTCCATAGACTTGTCACTAATGTTCTGAGCATCCTTCGCATTGCTTACCATCTGGATAACCATCTTGGTTGCTGCCATATCTCCCTCTAACAAACCACGCATCAAAGACCGGTTGGCCTCAAACTCAAGTGCTCGTAAGTCAGAAATGGTCACGCCACCGTGCTCCGGAAACAACTCTGTCCACCAATCCATAAAACCATCGGTGCGCTCCCAAAGTTTCCACTTCTGTACTGTCAGAGCAGGTATCTTTCTACACCACTCTCCAATCAAACAAATACCAGAATCATAAAGACCTCTCGCCTTTCTACGAATCTCTACCTGTTCCTCACTAGCACAAAACATAACTACTCCTTTTTTAAGATTACACCGAAGTCATTTATACGGCCCTCGTTCAAAGCCCTACGTGTCCTCAACTCAATCTGCTCCTCTGTTTGACGCATATGAACAGGACGCCGATCATTTAATCGACGCTCACGCTCTCTCGCCTTGTGGAGACGTATCAAGTCTTGGGCACTGCTTTTTCGAGCCATTATTTACCACGCTTCTTCGGTTTTGGGTTCTCATCAACTATAGCACTATTACGAGCGGTCTGTAGCTCAGTGATAAGACCTGCCATCATATCCTGCATTGTTGTCATTTGCTCTCGCATTTCTAACAAAGACGCGTCCTGCTGGTCAATCTTCTCTTGTTGAACCTTCATTGTCTCTTTGTACTTCTCTATGTCTGGATCTATTACAGACTGTACCTGCTTTGCTCCCTGATTTGCAAGCAACTCTTTCAACATCTTAGGCGTTAAAGAGGCCTCTCCACCAGCTTTAACTCGACCCATATCATATTGTAAATCTCCTGCCCCATTAAGGTCCACAAACTCCATTCCAATAACCAGGTACTGTATGTCTTCAGCTATATCTATGGTCTGTACACGACCATCTTGGTCCTTGCCTACAGTCTGATTCCGGTGTGTCTCGATCGTCTCAATCTTTTGCTCGTAATTCAACAGCTCCCACTTCCCATTCGGCTGTACACTGGCTCGGGTGTCAATACACCACTCTAGCATCGACTCCATCATAAATACAAACGTCGGTGTATCTACTCTACCAAGAAGATTTTGTAGACGAAACTGCTGCACATAACTCCAAGTTCTGTTTCCTTTGACGTTGGTCTTAGGCTCTTTGGTCACGTGATGCTTCATTACGTTGTCAATCATCTTCTTCATATACGTAAGATCCAAGATCTTTGAGTTGACCTTCTCTGAGTCCTTCTTTACTGGCTCTACATATGTGCCCAATCTTCGACTTTGCTTCCGGTGGTTGTTAATAATCCCCATTGTTTCTCCTGATTTTTTCTAGTTGTTCTCTGTAAGCATCCAATCTTGCACTGCGCTCCTTTATCCGCTTACGTTGTTCTTGCTTCTTCTTTAATAAATGTTCTTTCTCTTTGTCTAATTCTTGTTGCTCGGCTCTATCTACATTCCGACGCTCTTCAAGCTCATCTGCTATCTCTCTGGCCAATGACCTACGCAAGTTACTACGTATATTTGTTCGACGCTTATCTCCACCTTTCGCTAATAATTCAAAAATTTCAATCCTTATTCGCTGGGCATCTCGAATTAACTCACCCAAATCTGCATCCGATAGCTGTAAATAATCAGCCCAAGCAATCAAAGCTGGGAAATCTGGCACTTTTCGCTTCGCTCCCTTCGCAAACCAATGACTACTTGCTGATTTTCCGTATCCAGCTACGTCTGTAGCCTCCTCTTTATCGAGTATTTTTAGAATTTTATCTAAAGTCATATCAAAAGAGTATTGACAAACAAAGCAAATGTCAATACCATTGTATTGTATCTATACAACACTTGGAGTAATCTATGAAATTCAATATAATTAATGCCGGAAAACAAACCAAAACTACTAAACTTAAATGCCTCATCTACGGCGATTCCGGCGCAGGTAAAAGCTTTTTAGCTGCTACATCACCAAAACCACTGATCTTGCTCACAGAACCAAACGGACAAGCATCAATTATGCACTCAAACCCAAATGCTGACCTCATTCACATCACAAATACAAGAGAACTTGGAGATATACTCAAGTCACTTACAGATGAACCACAACAATGGACAAAATATGACACCCTTGTCATTGATTCACTCACAGAAGTACAAAGACTGTGTAAAGATGACCTCACAAATAAAGGTAGAACTCAAATGAAACTCCAAGACTGGGGCAAACTCGCAGACTTTATGAGAAGATTTATACGCGCCCTTAGACAAATTCCAAAAAATATTGTATGCTTGGCTCTCTTGGAAACGCAATTCGAAGAAAGTACCGGACAAAGACACCTAAGACCAGCATTCGAAGGTAAAAAAACCTCCGGTGAAATCGCCCAGTTCTTTAACTTTGTAGGATTTCTATACGCCGCACAGAATAAAGAGGAAAAAAGAACATCTCGATACCTGATGCTCGAAGGAAACGAAAGAATACTATGTAAACCTACATACCCACTTACCGGAGTCGTCAAAGACCCCAACATTAAACAACTCTTCCAAAAGATTACAGGCCAAAAATAATGCTCGCTTACCACCCAACTACCATATCTATGCACTATAACCACTGCCCACACGCTGTTACCCTGTGGAAAATGAAAATGCCATACGACAGATCTGTCTTCCATACCGGAGTTATAGCCCACGCTATACTCGAGGAGATTGGCAAAAACCCACAAGAAGAACCCCGCGTTATTGCAGATAAGGTCGTTGAAAAGTATTGCTCAGCAGGACGCTCCTATGATGGAAACCCTGAACCACCTGCGCCTTTTAAAGATGCCATTGAGGGGGCGAGCCTCGCCCTCAATTGGCATAGCAGATATCCCGTGCCAAATGGACCGCATATCTACCACGAACACCCCTTCGCTTTTGACCAAGACTGGAATGAAGTCGACTACTACAATACTACAGCTCGCTTCAGAACTCTCCTGGATGTCGTCGAAATACACGACACAGATAACACAAGAACCGCAATCATCAGAGACTACAAAACTTCTTGGGTCGCTACAGCAGATGAACTCGATTCATTTCAACGAAGATGCCAAGCCGTTGTCGTATGGCTCGTATATCAACCAGACATCATTGTTCTCGAAATCAGTAACCTGAGACTCAAATGGAACTTCCAAAGAGAACTCATCGTCACCGAAGAAGCAAATACACTGCAAAAATGGATGGAAGAAATTACACTCGCCATCAAAACACTCGACAACGAACTCAAACCTAACCCAGGTATCGGTTGCATCAACTGCCCATACTCACCAAAATGCGACCACTTCGATAAAATGTACAAATCCGAAGATGTTATGAAACGCTATATCGCCGCTAAAGAAGTCGTCAGCAAACTCGAACCACAAATTAGAAAAGCTGCCAAGAACCAACCACCTAAAGCTATGAGCCTCGGAAAAGTAGGCTATGCCAAGAAAGAACGGAAGAAAGTTCTACCAACCGCTCAAGCTACACTCGTTCAAAAATGGAAAGAACAAGATGGAACTGTTGACGAACTCTTCCAACAACTTGACCTAGGTGTAAGAACTATCGAGAAAATCGCTCGCATCGTTACCAACAACAAGAAAGACCGTGAGGAACTTATCAGCAAACTCACACGCACCGAACAATACAGTAGCTTCGGTATACACAAGGACAAAAAGAAGTAATGCAACTCAACCTGTTTAAAGAAAAAATACAATCGTTTCAATACCCTACCACTGAACCGCCACAAACCTACGAGGTTATCTACTGTGACCCTCCTTGGGACTACGATGGACGAGCCTTCCTTAACGGTAAAGCACACGAAACAGGCTCGGCTTCTGACCACTACCCAACGATGAAACCAAACGAACTATGCGAAATGAACGTCAAACACATCGCAAGCAACAATTCTATCTGCTATATGTGGACTACTGGACCTCAACTCGATATATCCATAGATGTCCTCAAAGCCTGGGGATTTAAATTCAAAACAATCGCGTTCGTCTGGAACAAAGCTATCACAAACCCCGGCTATTACACTATGTCCTCCTGCGAAATCTGTATCGTCGGAACAAGAGGCGCAATCCCAAAACCAAGAGGCACTAGAAATGAAAAACAATACTTCTGCCAACAAAGAACAAAGCACTCCAGAAAACCAAAAGAGTTCATCAAACGCATCTCAAGAATGCACCCCACTCAAAACAGAATCGAACTCTTCTCAAGACAAGCTCACCCCGAATGGTACTGTTGGGGACACGACGCAACAGGAAACGGTGCTGTGGTCATACCCAGACTCGAAGACAAAAATATACCTGATCACATTGCCAAAGTAATGTGGCCTATACCATTCTAGAGATTACTATGAAACCAAAAACATTCGGAGCTTGGCTCAAAGCTAAACTCAAAGAGAACAAAATACTGCAACGTGAAATGGCAAAACAAATTTGTGTTAGCCCAAATACACTTACCTCCTGGACAACAAATGCACGTGAACCCAGTATCCGCAACTTTAAATGGATATGTAAGTTCATCGCCATCATAGAAGATAAACCAGAAGCCGAAATAATCAACGAAGCACTACACTTCTTCTAAGCCTCTCCATACGGATCAGGTGGCTCTTCATCACTCTCCAATAAAGCCCTCTCCATCTTTGTTATATAGCCCTCATACAAAGACAACAGTTGCTCTGTCGTCCAGTTGAAACGAAACTTGTAGATGCACAAGATAAACGTCAACGCGTGAGCTACATCTATCGGTGTTGCTCCATCCTCTACCTGTTCACCTATCACCTCTAACACTGCCGTTAAAACAGCCTTACACGCTGCTGAGTTGTTTATTTCGGGGGCCATATCTTGTTATACCTCTTTGCCCACTTATATGAGCATCTTTGAACAGCCGCTATTGTCTGCCCATAGTTCTTGGCTATCGCCATCCAAGTCATTCCGTGTTGACGTGCCTTGTAAATACACGCACCCTTGCTCGCCTTTCGCAACGGCCAAGGTAAACCACTGTTCTCAGCATAACTCTTTGCTGCTCTCAACGCACTCTGAGAATTACAATACCCTATCTGAGTAGCTACTATACTCCAGCTACAACGATACTGCTTCCTGTAATTGTATGCTTTCTGTCCACGTGTCATTTCAATAATCTGTCCAAGGCCATATCTCATTTGTCTTCCCTTTCCTGCGTAACCAATCTCTTAACCCTCTCTCCTGTTGTATCGCTGCAGACTTTTGCCAACCCCAAAAATCCCGAACCGTTGGAAATCTACCATACCTCTCTGTAGCCTCCTTCAGTAATACCTCAATCAAAGATGCCGTTGCAAGAGCATCTGCACTGGCTGTATGAGCATCGCTCAACTCTAAACCACGTCTATCACAAACAGCACTCAGCCTGTGACTACCTCCTCCTCTTAAATGGTCGTCTAGTGCTCTTGCCATTATCAATCCACAAATACCAAA